TTTGCAGAAAATTGAATTAGGAGTGGGGGGGGTTAAATTATAATTCTGTGTTTTCTTAGAATTAAATATTAAAAATGCCAGGAAGAACATCAGAAAAGAATATTCTTGATTTCCCAAAGACTGCCGGATCAGGAAAACCACAATTCGCAGCACCGCATTGCCCGGATCACCTAAGCAAAAGCGCTAGGGCAGAATGGGAGAGAATAATCAAGCTGCTGGTTGAATACAAACTTGTAACCGACATCGACACAGCAGCTCTCGCGTTGTACTGCGTATCATACGGACGCTGGCAAGACGCAGAGAAAAAAATAGAAGAACTCAAAGCAAAAGGAAAAGGTGACCTAATCATCACATCGCCAAATGGCTACCCGATCCGCAACCCGTGGCTCGACATAGCAAACCGCGCGATGGAAGACTGCCACCGTTACCTGCAACAATTCGGCCTATCGCCAGCCGCACGCACCCGCGTAGCACCTGGCGTGCAACGCGACCTATTTGGAAATGAATCTGGTAAAGGCTACCTCACGTGACCCGGTAACCACATACGCGCGAAAAATAACTACAGGTAAAATAATCGCAGGCCCTCACGTCAGGGCCGCATGTCAAAGACACATTGACGACCTGACCGAAGCCCCAAAAAGGGGCTTTTTTTTCGACCTGCAAAAAGTAGAGCGCGTCATCGGATTCTACCGCGACGTGCTGCGATTAAACGGAGGAGACTACGAAGGAAAGCCGTATGAATTACTCGACTGGCAAAAGTTTGTTATCGGAAGCATTTTTGGCTGGGTCGACGATGGCGGAATGCGCCGGTTTCGCATGGCTTATATCGAAACCGGGAAAGGCAGCGGCAAATCACCGCTCGAAGCCGGAATCGGACTCTACGGACTCGTTGCCGATGGAGAAAGCCGCGCAGAAATATACGCGGCGGCAACCAAGCGCGACCAGGCAATGATCCTGTTCCGCGATGCCGTCGCAATGGTCGACCAATCGCCGGTATTGAATGAAGCGCTGAAAAAAAGCGGCCGTGGCGAACAAACCTGGAACCTGTCATATTTAAAAAACGGCAGCTTCTTCCGCCCGATCTCATCGGATGAAGGACAATCCGGACCGCGCCCGCACATCGGCCTGATCGACGAAGTGCACGAACACAAAACCGCGCACGTCATCGACATGATGAAAGCCGGTTTCAAGTTCCGCAAACAGCCGATGATCGCCATGATCACGAACAGCGGAAGCGACAAGAAAAGCCCGTGCGGCGTGCACCACAATTACGGCGTAAAGGTTGCCGCACAGCAGGTCATTGATGATGAATTCTTCGCGTACATCTGCGCGCTCGATGAAACTGACGACCCGTTCAACGACGAAAAATGCTGGCCGAAAGCGAACCCGAGCCTGCTGCATGGAATACCCGGTAAAAAATACCTGCGCAGCCAGGTCAAAGACGCAAAGGGAATGCCCAGCAAAGAAGCCATCGTCCGGCGGCTGAATTTCTGCCAATGGACAGAAGCAGCGAATCCTTGGATATCTCGCGAAGTCTGGCAAGGCGCTAGAAGAACTTACGACTGGCGCGACCTGCAAGGCCGCCGCGCATACGGCGCACTCGATCTATCATCGACGCAAGACTTGACGGGGTTATTGCTATGGGTAGAACCGGAAACGCAAGACGAACCCTGGCAGCTTGTTCCGTTCGCATGGCTGCCCAACGAAGGCTTATTGCACAAAGAAGAAATCGACCGAAACCCATATTTAGTCTGGAAAACAAGCGGATTCTTGGAAACAACACCGGGCCGCGCGATCAGCAAACTGCACGTTTTACAACGACTGCAAGAATTGCAAGACTGCTTTGACATTCAATGCATAGCATACGACCGCTGGCGCATTGAAGACCTGATGCAAATGGCCGCAGATTACGGCATAACGTTGCCTGAAATGGTGCCATTCGGCCAAGGCTACAAAGACATGAGCCCGGCCATTGAATCATTTGAAGCAGCGCTACTGAACGGAAAAGTAGTCCACAACGGACACCCGATCCTAACCATGTGCGCAGCAAATGCGGTAACCACGCAAGACGCAGCCGGTAACCGCAAGCTGGACAAATTAAAAGCCACCGGCCGCATCGACCTGATGGTGGCTGCGGTCATGGGAGCAGGTGTTGCGCTGATGAACAAATTAGAACCGGAAACAAAACCAGGCATCATGATCCTATAGGAACCCATGGCATTCACACTCTCATCATTATTGCCGTGGAGCCGGAAAAGCGCGTCAATCACACAGGCCGGTGATTTATACAAAGCGTTGTTTGGGCAACAAACATCAAACAGCGGAATAGCGATCACGCGCGATGCCGCGTTTAAAGTCAGCACCGTTTTTGCCTGCGCGCGCGTCATTGCTGAAGGATTGGCGCAAGTACCGCTGAAGCTGAATAAAAAAAGACCGGACGGAAAAGGATCAGATCCCGCAGAACAGCACAGCCTTTACGAACTGCTGTACCTGAAGCCGAATGAATGGCAAACGGCATTCGAATTACGCGAGCAAATCGGCTTGCACCTTGCGATCAACAGCAATGCGTACATTTATAAAGTGCGCGGCCTGCGCGGGAAAATAGTCGAACTGCTGCCATTCGCGCCGGAATCAGTGCGCGTCATCCGCGATGGATGGAATATCCGTTACGAAGTATGGGATCTGAAGAATAGAAAAATAGACGTCGCAAAAGATGACATGTGGCACATTCGCGGCCCATCATGGGATGGTGTTGTAGGGATGGACGCCATCAAACTGGCACGCGAAGCAGTAGGCCTTGCGCTGGCTGCGGAAAAGCACAGCGCAAAAATGTTTTCAAATGGCACGCGCCTGAGCGGAATCCTGTCATCCGATGCCGGTTACAACCCGGAAGCGGCCGAAGACGTCCGCGCACAGTGGCATGAAATGAACGCAGGTACAGAAAATGCCTACAAAACCGCCGTGCTGTTCGGAGGCCTGAAATGGCAACCGATGAGCTACAGCAGCGTTGATTCTCAGCACCTCGAACAACGCCGCTTCCAAGTTGAGGAAATATGCCGTGGCATGCGCGTACTGCCGATCATGATCGGGCACGCGGACAAAACGGCAACGTATGCCAGCGCTGAGCAAATGTTTCTCGCGCACCTCGTGCACACCATGATGCCGTGGTTCACTCGTATCGAACAATCAATATCGGTCAACCTGCTGAGCGAGCAAGACAGAGCGGAAGGATACTTCCCGAAATTCAACGTCAACGCACTCATGCGCGGAACATTCGCGGATCGGGCGAAGTTCTACCAAACGCTTTACAACATCGCTTCGCTGAACCCGAACGAAATCCGAGCATACGAAGACATGAATCCATACGATGGCGGCGATGAATACCGCGCGCCGATGAACATGGAACAGCCCGGCACGGTAGACAACAATCCAACAGATCAAGGACCGAGCAATGGCAACAACGATGCAACACCTTAACTGCAACCTGATGGAATTGAAATTCGCGTCAGGCGATGGCGCGGATAACTCGACAGACATCAAAGAAATGCGCTTTGCCGGTTACGGCGCGGTATTCGGCAATGTCGACAGCTACGGTGACTCGATTCAGAAAGGTGCATTCCGTGACACGATCAAGGAAGCGAAAAAAAGCGGAATCTGGCCATCGTTGCTGCTGCAACACGGCGGCGGTTGGATGGGCGGCGCCGAAGACATGACGCCGATCGGCATCATCGAAAGCCTGGAAGAAGATGACACCGGCCTGAAAATGGATTCAATACTTGCTGACATCCAGCGCGGCCGCGATGCCTACACGTTGCTGAAAATGACCCCGCGCCCAGCGATCAACGGTCTATCGATCGGATACATCCCGCTCGAATGGAAAGAAAACCTGAAACCGCAACCGGGCGATCCGTACCGTACATTAACGAAAATAAAACTCATGGAAGTGTCACTCGTGACATTTCCAGCGAATACCGAAGCGCGCGTCACAGAAGTGAAAAGCGGCCTCGATATTCGCATAGCCGAGCACGCCCTGCGTGATGCCGGGTTTTCTCGCAGTGAAGCCAAAGCGATATTGGCTCACGGATTCAAATCCGCTAATCAGTGCGATGCTGACGAAATGGATCAACTAAAAAAACAAATACAGCGAAATATCGCTATTCTCTCAAACCATTAAACGAGGAAATCAAATGTTTGATTATCTGATCAAGTCCAGATTGTGGACATTCATTTTTGTCGCATCCGTAATGTTTGTTATTTCATCTGCAACCGGCGCACCGTTTATTTCTCCAGAAGTTCTGGCGCCGGCAGCAGCGATGCCTTTTATGATGGGCGATACGGCTGTCGCATCTACCGAGCTCATGCGTTTGCTGCAGCAACAGGGTGATGCGTTCGAAGAACTAAAGAAGTCCAATGATCAAAGAATAGAGGCATTGGAAAAGAAAGGGCATGCCCCGGCTGATGTTGTCGAAAAAATCGAAAAAATCAACGCTGACATGAATCAGCTATCGAAAGACATCGCCGAGGTGGCCAAGAAAAGCAACCGTCCATCAACCACAGGTGGCGGCATTCTCACGCCGGAACAGGAAGAATACAAGGCCGCTTTCCGTCAATATATTCGCAAAGGCGGTGATACATCGCAACTATCCGCAATGGAGCGAAAAGCGCTCGGGCGCGGTTCAGATGTTGACGGTGGCGTTCTGGTTCCAGTCGACATTGAAACAGCCATTGACCGTGTAACCAGCACAATGTCAGCCATGCGTATGGTTGCCGATGTGCGCGTGATTGGTTCTGCTTCGCACAAAAAACGTGTTAAGACCCGAGGAACTGCCGCGCGTTGGGTTGGTGAGAGTGAGGCTGGCGGTGAATCTCAAAATCCGCAATATGCAACGATTGAGATTAACGCAAACGAAATGGAATCTGAACCATGGGTACTCAACGACACACTTGAAGATGCTGACTACGATCTCGAATCGGATGTTTCTGATGAAGCAAGCATATCGTTCGCCGAAGCAGAGGGCGATGCTTTCATAAACGGAGATGCCGTGAAAAAACCGCACGGCATTACCAAATATCCGATAGTTGCGAACGCGAGTTATGTGTGGGGCAAGCTGGGATACATCGCATCGGGTGCATCCGGTGATTTTGCAGCATCAAACCCATCTGACAAGATCGTTGACCTAATCCATTCATTACGGATGACCTACAGGAATGGCGCGAATATGTTGATGGCTGATACCACGCTATCGAAAGTGCGCCAGATCAAAGACGGTTCTGGCCAGTTCTACCTATTCAGTCTCGATCCTACCGGTCAATCAGCCGGTCTCGTTCAAGGTGTGCCCGTGATTGTTGACGATTACATGCCAGCCATGGGCTCGAACTCTTATTCGATCGCTTACGGCAACTTCAAGCGCGGATACCGGATCGTCGACCGTAGAGGAATCGCGCTGATCCGCGACAGCCTCACAACCAAAGGCACCACGAAATTTAACTTCCGCAAACGCGTTGGCGGTGCAGTTATCAATTTCGAAGCCATCAAGCTGATGAAATTTGCAGCCAGCTAACCAAACCCCGGTTAAATGCAGAGCCCGGCAATGCCGGGCTTTTTTATTTGTGAAATTAAGAGGAAATAAAAATGCGTGATGGACACAACAATATTGACCTGAAGCGGGTAATTAGCCCGGTATCTGTAGCAGACAATACCGCGCAAGTCGGGCAAATCATAGATCGGCAAGGTTTCAATACGCTGGAATATGCCATTGCACTGGGATCGATTGCTGATGCGGACGTGACGTTTACTGTGCTGCTGGAAGAAAGCGACGATTCAAGTATGTCTGGTGCAACGGCTGTGGCGGATGCCGATCTGCTGGGTACAGAAGTTCTTGCTGGATTCCAGTATGACGATGACAACAAATGCCGGAAGCTTGGTTACAAGGGATCAAAACGCTACACCCGTTTGACAATAACGCCAGCCAACAATGCCAGCGCTGCGTTGATCTGCGCCATGGCTATTCTTGGACGCCCTGAAAACATGCCAACCGCAAACCCACCAGTTTAATACTGGTAACTGAAGCACAGTAACATGCGCATCGTAGTTTACACACAACCAGCCACCGAACCGGTAACCGTTGCTGAAACCATCACGGCTTGCCGGATTGATACCGCCAATCAGGAACCGGCGCCATCTGCACCATCGGTGACGCTCGGTTCTGGCGCTGGCAATGTCGACAACGGCGCGCATCGTTACCGTGTGACGTTTGTAACCGAAGACGGCGAAACGCAAGGCGGAGATATTTCCTTAGCCGTCACGGTAATTGATAAAACTGCAAATGGAAAAATTGAACTGAGCGGTATTCCGCTCGGTGGTTCACTGGTAACCGCGCGCAAGATTTACCGTACGACGGCAGGCGGATCGGTTTATTACCTGCTGGCAACGATCGCAAACAACACCGCAACGACGTACACAGACAACATAGCCGATGCGTCGCTCGGTGCAGCCGTTCCCAGCGACAACACAACCGGTGACGCGCAGATTTTGAGATTTATCAAATCCGCGCGCGAAGAAGCGGAAAAACGCATGCGCCGGTACCTGATCACGCAAACGCTAGATGCATACTTCGACAGCTTTCCGGATTGCGACAGAAGCGGAAACCGCATGGTCAAGCTACCGCCGCTGCAATCTGTCACTGCGATAACGTACGTTGATACCGATGGCATCGAACAAACGCTGGATGTCGCACAATACCAGGTTGATGCAACCGGCGATTGCGGCCGGATAATCCCGGCATACGGTTATGACTGGCCATCAACGCGCGACCAGATGAATGCCGTGAAAATCCGCTTTATCGCTGGATATGGTGCCGCTGCGGATGTCCCTGAACCCATCAAAGATTGGATCAAACAACGCGTGAAGCAGAAATACGATCAACCGGATGCAATCAACATCGGCAACATCGTGACAGAAATGCCGCGTTCGTTTGTCGATGGATTGCTCGATCCTTATTGTGTGAGTGTGTACCCATGACAATCAACTGGACCATCCCATCCGATCTCTGGTTTGGCGAAACCGTAGCCATCCTCGGTGCCGGGCCTGACATGACGGAAGAACTCGCGGCCAAAGCCAAAGGATTCAAAACCATTGCCTGCAATCGTGCGATCAAGTTCGCGCCGTGGGCGGATATGTTCGTCGCGCTCGACCCGCATCACCCGTTTTGGGAAGAAGCCGACCGGCTGGAATTTAAAGGCATGCGCGTGATTGGCGTCGAGCACCCGGATTACGACGCCCTCTATCCCGGCATGATGTACGAACGCGTGCAGATGTCACCGGGTGAAACCATCGAAATCCGCAACAACGCACTCGCCGCGATCCGCATCGCGTACCGTGCCGGCGCAAACAGAATCATGCTGCTCGGTTTCGACCCGGAACGCTACGAAGAAACCCACGCGCACACCGGTTTTCGTGGACTGAAAGAAGGGCTTGAACAAATCACCACAGAACTGCGCGCGAATGGCGTGGTAGTCGAACGCATCGACAGCGAGAAACAGCAACCGGGAACACGTCCGCAGCGCCGGTCAGAGATCGATCCGGGAAAATTTCCGCAGCAAAAGTAAATGTTGAGAATATTTAACCAGTTCGGCTCAATAATCTGCTTGATTATGTGGATTGTTTCAGGTGTCTACTTAACTGACAGGATTGTCATTTTGTTGAGCGGTTTCACGATCGCTTTGTGTAGTTACTGGGTATATGAAGCTTTCAGGTGACTGCTACCGATGATTGTACAGCTCAATAAACGTTGCCGCATCGAACAGAAAACCGTCATGAAGGATGCAACCTACGGCTCAGCAGTTGAAACGTGGAGCCTGCTGGCGGTGGTTTGGTGCAACGTGCTGGATGTTTTGCCAAGCCGCTCCGAAGCGGTAAAGAATGGATTGGTGGTTGGGACAAAGCAAAAGCGCTGGCGTGCGCGGTATCGCGGCGATGTCGACTCATCGATGCGCATCGTCATCGATGGCGTCGCGCACCAAATCGTCGGCGGACCGGCAGAACTCGGGCAACGTGAATACATTGAATGTGTGATTGAGGCGTACACGGTTTGATATGGCTAAAAACCAGATTATTCTCACGGTCAGATTTCCGTGGTGGTTCTTCATTTATTTGGAAACGCTCGGATTTTTCTGTGCAATATTTAATGCCGATCCCAATCTTAAAAAATTGGAAAATATGATTGGTCGGTTCATGACGATTGAAGTTAAAACAGAATAATGGCAGACATCAGGGTAAAAGGGCTCAATGAATTGCAAAGATTCCTCGAGCAACTGTCCGCGAAAATGGAAGCAAACGTGATGCGTGCGGCATTGCGCGCAGCGTCGAAACCGATATTGAACGCTGCAAAAGCAAACGTCCCGGTCGGCGAACCGTCGCGCAAAGGCGCTAGAGTTTACAAACTTTATCAAGGCGTTCTGCGTGACAGCATTCGCGTGTCTTCCCGTATCGATTCCAGAACCGGAAAAATAACAGCATCCGTAAAAGCGGGCGGAAAGGTTCGAGGATCTGGCGCAAATGTATTTTATGCGCACATGGTCGAATTCGGAACGCGGCCGCATAGCCTGGCGAAGAACGGCAAAGGTGAAATCAATCATCCGGGCGTGACTCCGCGCCCATTCATGCGTCCGGCGTTGGATGCCAATGCACCCGCTGCGGTTGTCGCTGCCGGTGAGTACATCAAAAAACGGTTGGCGAAGAAGAACGGATTGGATGCTGCGGATATTGAAATAGAGGTTGAAGAATGAGCGGTGTCGTAGTCATCAATTACAAGCTGGCGAATGATGCGGCATTGACCGCAGTCGTTCCAGCTGCGCGGATATTTTCCGGGATCGCGCCGATCAATACGCCGCGACCAACAATCTCAATATCTCAAGTCAGCGGGTTTGAATACCCAATGATCAAGCGCGGAATCAGCAATATGATGACCGAGCGCGTGCAGATTACGGTGCACGGAGAAACCTACCCGCAGAAAAAGGAAATCATCAAGCTGATCCGCGCGGCGTTGCCGTCGGTTCGCGCAACGGTCAACGGGATCAAGGTCGACAGCATCACGCCGGACATCGAAGGGCCGGATATGGAAATCGTCGACCCCGATCTGCACGATCAGCCGGTCGATTATTTAGTGAAATACATCCGATAAAAAAGAACACGGATCAAACCCCGGCAAGCGCCAGCTTACCGGGGTTTTTTATTAACCAAACGCCATGAGGCGCGGGAGATTGAGAAATGGCAGCACACACAGATCCAGCAAGTTATACCGGTGCGACATATGCGATCAGCGCGGGGCTTCCGGCAACCTATGACGCGGCAGGATACGCTGCCACCACGATTACTTACACAGCCATCGGGCAAGTGGAATCGTTCCCTGAAGTAGGCCTGGAAGCGCCCGTTTCAGAATTCCGCCCGATAAACGGCAACGTCAAGCATTTGAAAGGCACGCCGACTTATGGTTCCGGCCAAATGGTAATGGCTGACATTCCTGCCGATGCCGGACAAGTCATCCTAAAAGCGGCGGCAGGTTCGCAGAGTCATTATTCGATGAAAATTACCTACGCGGACGGAGAAGTGCATTACCTGGATGTGCTGGTATCTAGCTGGAAAATGTCAGCACACGGCGAAAACCAAGCAATGAAACGCACAGCAACTATCAGCGTTGAGCGTGTACCGGTCATCGTTGCCGCATCGTAACACTAGCGGCACTACCCTGCACCGGCTGGCTTGCGTCTCTCCTTAACCGTGGGGAGCGCAAGCTGGCACGGGCTTATTTTTAACTCCACGGAAAAGGAAAAAGACATGCCAGAAGAATTTGCAGTAGTTGAAGAAAAAGTTTTTAACGTTGCTGATTATGAACTCAACGAAACAGCAACATTGACACTGCGCAACGCGCGCGATGATGACGACCTGCGCGGCACTGATGGACAACCGGTCACTATCACGCTGTATGGCGCAGGCAGCGAACAGCACGCGCGCGCATCGTATAAAGTTGGCAACCGCGCAACCGCAAGAGCACAAGCCATGCTGCGTGGAAAACAAACGGGGAATCAATCGGAAGAGGCAGAAGAAGATCAAATCGTGTTCCTATCTGCCATCACGCACAGCATCAGCCCAAATTTCCCGGTTGATCCGCGTGATTTGTACAGAAATCGCAAACTGACCTACATTCGCAATCAAATTGAGCGATTCATCGCGGACAACGCAAATTTCTCCAAGCCCTCGGCGCCGAACTAGAAACTTACATCAAGCATTTGGCGTGGCTCAACGCCGCGCCGGATTACGGCAGCAAAGAGGGTGCGGGGAAAAGAACGAGGCGTGACATTTTCGAAGCGCACAAAGTCGAGCTCGTCATGCCGGAATGCCGGGCGGAATACTTGCTCGGTGTGTTGTTTGAAATCGGCATGACGCTGGGCGATCAACCGCTGACGCACGGCGAAATTGAGAGCTATCAGCGCAACATCGGAATCCGTCTCAACGCATGGGAAGTGCGCACGATCAAGAGACTATCCGAAACATACTTGAGCGAATCATACAAAGCCACGGACAAAGACGCAGATTCAGCGTGGAGCGATCCATCCAGGTATCAATCAAGAAAATTCATCAACGACATGCGCGTAAGAGCGTCGCTTAGAGAAACTACCGAACAATCATGATCGCAGGGCAACTTGAAATCCAACTGATGGCCAACATGGCGCGTCTGGTGTCCGATATGGACAACGCCAAACGCACCGTGGGCAGTACCGTGGATACGATGAATAAAGTCCTCGGTACGATTGGCGTCGGTGTCAGCTTTGCTGGGCTCGCTGCGATGGTAAAAGGCGTTGCCGATGTGGGCGATAAGCTCAACGATCTGCGCAAAATCACCGGGATGACAGTAAACGAGCTTGGCGGTTTGGACAAAATGGCCAAGCTGAACGGCACGGACTTGGATGCCGTAGCAAAAGCAATCGGCATCATGTCGAAAAACATGTCAGCCGGTGAGCGCGTTTTTAACTTGATGGGAATTACCATCAAGGATACGAACGGCAAACTGCGCGACGCAAATCAAGTATTGCTGGATGTTGCTGATAAGTTTTCCCGCTACAACGATGGCGCTGAGAAATCGGCGCTGGCAACTGAGATATTCGGAAAATCAGGCCGCGAACTGATCCCGCTTCTGAGTGAAGGCAGGGTGAAACTTGAGGAAGCTGCTGAGGCGCATCGCAAGTATTCTGGTTTTACAGACGAATCTGCTCAGGAATCGGATAGATTCAACGATACGATTGAAATGCTGCGCGGCAGGGTTTCGTCGCTGAAAAATAACTTTGTCGTTGGTTTGCTCCCAGCCCTGAGCGATATTGGATCTGCGTTTCTGCAAACGACCAGCTATGCTACTGCATTCAACAAAGCCGGTGAATATGCTGGTATAGCATTTAAAATGCTTACCATTGGCGCCGTAACGTCATACAACATATTGTTGTCACTCGGCACGGCGTTTGATGGGATAGTAAAACAGGTCGTTGCGTTGACCAATCTCGATTTGAGAAAAGCGATTGATATCGGTAATCAATATTTTGCTAAGATTGACAACAATGCCAAAGCGACAGCGGAATTTGTCAGAACGATAAAATACGGAGATCAAGCGCTGCAAGAAGCAGCCGCGAGCCAAGCCGCGCTGAATGATCAACAAAAGCTGCAACCTCCGACGCTGGAAAAAATAGCGGGCGCGCAAAAAGAAACTGTCACTGAGGCGCAGCGCTTTATCGACGCGCTGCAAAAAGAAGCGCGCGAAACCGGCGTGACCGGCACCGCGTTGACGCGATTGCGTGCGCAATACCTGGGTGTATCTGATGCGGCAGGAATCTATATCGATGAGATCGAGCGCAAGAACCGCGCGCAGCGTATCGAAGAAATGGCCACGCAAGACATCGTGAAAGGTCTTGAGCGCTACAAAAAGCTCAACGACGAAACAAAAACCGCGCTGGAAAAATATCAGGATCAGGTCAAGTACATCAACGAAGCGCGCAACGCCACCGACGGCACTGCGATCAGTCAGGAAACCTACAACCGCGCGTTGCAGAAAGCGCAGGAAGAATTCGATAAAACGCGCGACACTGGCAAAGACGCGCTGAATGACATTGATCAGTATGCCGTTCAAGCCGCGCGAAATATTCAAACCTCGCTGGCAAATTTCCTGTTTGATCCGTTCCAGGATGGATTAAAGGGCATGGTCAACGGCGTGTTGAATGCCGTGCGCCGCATGGTTGCAGAATTCGCTGCGCTGGAAATTGCGCAAACTCTGGGATTGCAGCAGATATTTGGAGGGCTCGCAGGTTCTGCCGCTGGTTCCGCTGCTGGGTCTGCTGCGGGCGGATCGTCGACGTTATCGACTGCGCTGTCACTCGGTAACATCGGCAGCAGTGCGATGAGTTTGTTTCGCGGCGGTTTCGGTGCGAATTCTCTGGTAGGTGGCGCGCTGTCGATGATGCCGGGCAATATCGGCGCGTTCGGTTCCGGTCTGGCTGGTGACGCGCTGGGCGGATTGATTTCCGGCGGTTTCAGTTCAGGTGCTGCTTCTGCTGCATCCATGGGCGCATCGCTCGCGGCAGTTTCAGGTCCGCTTCTTGTCGCTTTTGCGGCAACGCAAGGGCTAAAAATGCTGGCCGGTAATAAACGGCTTGGTGGAACGTTCGGCAGCATCATGAACACAATAGGCGATATTCCGATCATCGGCGATATGATCCCGATCATCCCGCTCATAAATGGCCTATTTGGTCGCGGCCCACTGAAGCAAAAAGAAACGCAACTGACCGGCGACATCGGTGCGGCAGGTTTGTTGAGCGGTTATCTGACAACCAATTTCAAGGCCAAAGGCGGCCTTCTGGTTGGTGACAAGCACGATTTCGCCGGGGTTGATTTGTTGACAGGCTCCGCTGAAACCGACAACAAGAAATTGCAGGGCATCGCGGATAGCATGATCAAGTACGCCCAGCAGCTCGCGCAGCAGATCAACCAAACGGTCGGTTCCGTTAACACGGATTTGCGCGGCATCAGCGACACTCTTGGTTTGAGCGTTAAACCTCTCGATGATTTTCATCACAGTATCAACTTGATTTCGGAGAGCGGCAAAGCGCTGACCGATCAGCAGATCGCCGAAGAGATCGCTAAAATATCGGATGAGATGGTGCATGCGCTTATGCCGTCGATCGATTCTCTGAGTAAGTCTGGTGAAACGTCGTATCAAGCGCTGCAACGGTTGAACAATGAATTCACGTCGCTGACGAATGCCGCGATGCTGCTGGGCAAAACATCCGAGCAAGCGCGCCAGTTTGTGTTCGGAATCGACATTAAAAACCGCTCATCATTTATCGATAAAGTGGGCGGAATGGATGCGTTCAATCAGGGCATCCAGTTCATGTTCGATAATTTCCTTTCCGATCCGGAAAAATTGCGCATCAGAAAAGACCCGGTCGACAAAGAATTGGCGCGGCTCGGTTTGGCAAGCGACATCAGCAAGGATGATTTTTTCACCAAGTTTAAGCAGATGGCGTTGTCAGGTAGCGATCTTGTGGCTGATATGTTCAAGCTGGCACCGGCATTTTTGGACGTGCGCAACGCGCAGTCTCAGCTTGTTAATCAGTTAAACGATACTGCAAACGCCACGACAAAAGCGGCAAGTGATATTGGATCGTTGAGTGTTAAAGATACTGAATATGTTCAGAGGATGAATGAAAGCATTAAAGAAACTTCCGATGCAATATCTGAACTTGAAGGGATAGCCAATGCGTTGCGTGGAACTATTGACTCGATAAAACCTTTGTCTCTTTCAGAGGCAAGAAATATTGTATTAAGTGGCAATCTGAAAGATCAGAATATGCAAGCAGCATTGTCTGTTCTTAGTAATCTGAATTCGGATAAATTTTCTAACATTATAGATTTTCAGCGTGCAAAAGGATTGAATGCGCAAGCTGTTATTAATCTTAAGAATACTGTTGGTACCAAATTATCTGAAGATAATATTCAATTAAGAGAATTAATTAGACAAAGAGACACATTCTTGGCGGCGCATAGTTCAAGTACACCCGGAATGCTGTCACAGATGGCCAGCTTTGACACTGGTGTTTCAAGGGTGCCGCGTACCGGGATTGCGATGATTCACAAAAACGAGCGCATCATTAATTCGGAACAGAACGGTGATCTGGTTGATCTCCTCGAAAAACTGATCAAGAAGGTTGGCGAAAACGCAGGATCGAATGCGGAGCTTTTGAGAAAGATCAATAACGTGATTGTCGATACCGATGACGGCCCTGCATTGCGTACTGGTACGACAGCATGATTACGACAATCCCAATAAAAATCCGTGGCGCGATGGTCACGGCATCGAGCGTGGCGTATCCGGTTGCCGGGGAAACGGCTTGGGCGGATGCGACAGTTTACGCGATCGGTGACACGCGGTCGTACCTGATTGGCGATTTGTACCACAAATTCGAGTGCAAGCTTGGACACACCAGCGACGCGGCCAGCGGGAAAGTACCGGAAGCATTTCCTGATGACGTGAACAATGCGTACTGGATCGACCTGGGCGCGGTGAATAAATACGCGCCGTTCCAGCTTGAGCGCAATACTCAGAACAGCGCGGATTCTCCGTACATCGTGAGCGTTGATCCGGGTGATCGGGTTGGATGCATCGGCATCGGCAATATCGTCGCGGATGCCGTGACGCTGGAAATACACGACGGCGCCACGGTGGTTTATACCGAAACGCGCAACCTACTTCAGCGCGCAGTGTACGACTGGTACACGTGGACTTATGCGCCGTTCCGGCAAGTAAAAAAAACGCTGTTCACCGATCTGCCGATGAATAGCGCGTACACATTCAAACTGACATTCACGAAATCGTCCGGAAAAATAATGATCGGCCAGATCATTCCTGGCGTTCCGTTCGACATCGGCACCGCGCGCGAAACAGCAAAAGTAATGCGCGAGAACTTTTCACCGGTCACACGCAATTCTGATGGGGAAGCCAAGCTCAACAAAAAACGCAATATCCCGAGCAATCAAATTGAATTACTGATGAGTAAAGGTGTGCTGGATGGTGTTCTTGGAATGATTGATGATCTGAACAGCGAGATCACTCTGTGGGCTGGTGATATAGAAACAACAGATGGTTATTCTGAAAGTCTTTTCACAATCGGTTTCTATAAACAATTTTCACACTCATTTATTCCTCCGGATTATGCCGCTGCAAGTATTGAAATACAGGAACTTTAAAACATGGTCATGACAGTCGACACGATTACCGCCGATCCGGATAGCAGCGTACCGGAAACATTCAACGCGCAAGCCGATCTGGCGTGGGCGCAATTGCGTGAACGCATCCCGCAGATGAATGCGCAGACGGAATATGTCGCCGGGCTTGCCGCCGATGTTGAGGCAGCCGCAGAATCCGTGAGCGTCGCGAAATGGGTATCGGGGTCATACACCGAAGGAAACGTGGCATGGTCACCGACTGATTTCCTGAATTACCGCTGCAAGAATACCGGTAGCCGCACTATCGATCCAGCGCTTGATCCAACGAACTGGCAACTGCTGACAAAAACGAACCCGGGCGGATCGGATACCACCAGCAGCGCGGTTGATATTGCACTGACCAGCGCCAGCGGCCGTTTGCAAATTATCAGCATGACGGCATCTAGCAAGAAAGTCACGATGCCAAGCGCATCAACACTGAACAAAGGCGCGCCAGTGTTCGTGTTCCAGAATGCCGGTCAGTACCGTTTCGCGGTGCACAAATACGGCGGGGCGTTTCTGTGTTACGTCAATCCAGGCCAAGTAGTGGCGCTGCATTGTTCGGACATCAGCAGCGGCGCTGGCGTGTGGCAGGTGAGCGGTGAGGCTATCGATCAGACTTATTCAGGTAATTCTGCGGAGGTGATCAACGCGGTCGATTCGCGATACATCTCAGTTGCAATGCTCAGCAGCACGAAGGCGATCTGCTGTTTCCGCAACAACAGCACAACGTATCTGAACGCGGTTATCGTCAATTACGGTTCCGCATCCGGAACACCTGCTGCCGTCAATGCAGAGGCATCGCTTGACATCAGCGTTGCGGCACAAGCCAGCAATCAGGCAACCGTAGTTTATAAAACCTCGACGGGCGCAACGAAAGGCTACGTGCTGGATATTTCAGGCAACACGATTATGCCGGGCACGGTTGCTACGATCGATGCAACAACCGGCGGCAGCGGAACCGCAATCGCGGCATTATCGTCAACGCAACTGCTGTGTGTGTATCAGGGGTCTGCTGCTTCTACGCCGAAAGAACGCATCCTCGATATTTCTGGAAGCGCGATCACCCCGAGCGCGGAGGTTGCGACGGATGGCGCCACCAATTGCGCGGCAACTTATCTGCGCGTTGGCAAGATCAGCAGCAGCAAAGCGCTGGTGTGCTTCCGTAATGACACCGGCAAGAAGATTCAGGCGCGCTTGCAGTCAGTGACGGTTTCTACACCGGCACCGACGGGCACGCTTCTGGATTTTGCTGCGATGCCTGGAACTTCACCGTCTCTGCTGTTCGGTTTGGTTATTCTCAGCACAACACGTGCGCTGGTGGTCACCGGTATTGATAGGACATACGGCGATGTGATGATCTTCCTGCTGGATATTTCCGGAACAACGCCGTCAATCTTGCGCAATAAAACAATCAGAGTCGGCGCCAGCGGGTCGCTCGACATCACGGCTACGAAGATCGACGCGAATACAGCGTATGCATCATGGACCGGCGGGGGAAGTCTAGGAATTGACGGGATCACGGTCCGCGCAACCAACGATGACAATATCATCGTGTCGACCGTGGCGGACAAATTGGAAGCCAGCGTGGCGGTATCGAACGGCTATCTTGACGTGACCGCGCTCGACGGCACGCATATCCTGCAAGTGTGCAGAAACTCATCGTCGTATTTAAGCGCGAAGGTTCTGGAACTCGCGGCATGAAAATCGTAAAACGCATCAGCGACAACGTTGTTTTGTTCGCCGGTGACAGTCTGGCCATCGAACAAAATGCGGTTACCGGTGACGGTTGGTCGTTCAGCCGGATAGACGTGACAACGTTGACCGTTGAAGATGTCGACAGCGTTCCGCCGTATTTCATCGGTGGCGGGTGGACTTATTCGGACGGTATTTGGGCGCCGACCGAAACCGGTGATCAATACATGCTTCCAGCCAAACGTGCGGCAAAGATCGCAGAATTGGAAGCTGCTCGCGTCGCTGTAGGATTCGCTAATATTGTGCATGACGGGAAAATCTGGAAAGCGGATTCATCCGCATGGCAATTAATTTCACAAATCCTTTCCGTGGGCAGCGTGCCGGAAGGTTTTTACTGGCGCGATGTTGCCGGTATGCAGCACTACATGACATACACCGATTTGCAAGCGCTCGGTGCGGCTATTTTCCAGCGGGCATTTTCAGCAGACGTTAACCTGCAAACAAAAAAAGCAGCCGTAATAGCAGCCGAAACGGCAGCAGAGATTGATTCTATCGCGTGGTAATAATGCCGCGCCGCAACCAAAAGCCGCCTTACCAGCGGCTTTTTTATTTTGGAGAAAACGATGTCGCAAGAACTTAAAAAAAATATCGAAAGCGCTTTACAGCACGTTAAAGATATTGCCAGTCAAAGCAGCCTTGCTGATTTGCGGGCGAATGTCACCGCTGCGATCGATGGCGCGAAAGTTGCGGCGAATGATCATATCGACGAATTCCAGCGCTTGAACTCAAAAGCCGATCCGGTCGCTGACCGATTGCTTGATAAAGCGAAAGAGAGCAAATACTCCGCGCTGTACATCGCGTTCGTGTTCGCACTGGGAGCGGTCGGCGGGTTCTGGCTTCATTCCGTGATTTAGCTGTGGATATGAATAACATGCCGTTCAAAGACCCTACTACATGGTCTCTGGCAACTTGGGCGCTGGCTGTCGGCATGGCTTTCGTCGGCGGTTTCGTGAATTGGATCGCGAAAGTTAAGCAGGGGCACACGCGCGTTTTCAATTTCGCTGAATTGATCGGGGAGATCATCATCAGCGGTTTTGTCGGCGTGGCTATTTTCATGCTGCTGGCATCCTACGATCAGCCGATGGGTGTGTGCGCTGCGGCATCAGGAATCAGCGGTCACATGGGCACACGCCTGCTTTTCCTGATCGAGCAATTCATCGCCCATAAAATAAAAACAGAGACCGATAAAAACAAATCATGAGTAAGCGTAAACAGATCATGGCGGTCACTGCCGCCGTTGTGGTCGATACTCTGAGACGGCAGGAATATTTATTGAGGAAGATTGCAATGAATCAGAAAGAACTTTTGGATGCATTGAATGCTGCGAACGCCAAAAACTGAAAAGATCATCGGTGAAGTGCGTGCGCTGAAAACAACGGTCGAGAATGCGACCAATGTTCCGCAGGAAATCGTGGATGCGGTTAACCGTTTGAACGGCAATCTGGATGTTGCCGATGCGGAAAATCCTGATGCACCGACAGCCGATGCGGCAACTACCGATGCTGCTGCAACCGAGCAAGCCGTAAGTTAACGATAAGTTTTATAGCAACACCAGAAAGCCGCCTCTGAGCGGCTTTTTTTATTTTTACAGGTGATGACATGCTGTTGAATCCCTATTTTTTACTGGCTGCGTTGCTGTCATTGCTGGCGTCATTCGGTGGTGGTTATTGGCTCGGTACAGATCACTGCGAAACTGGACACAAAGCGGAACAGTTTGAGGTGATGCAGGAGATCCAGGTTGCTGCGGACAAGCAAGCCGAAGAGGACAACCAAATAGCGCAGCGTTATGAAGACGTGCGCGAGGTGGTGCGCACTGTGTACGTTAAAGTGAAGGAAGAGGCAAATGAAAACATTGATAAGAATGGCGGTTACGCTGATTGCAGCCTCGATGCTGACGGCTTGCTTCTCTACAATTCCCGTCCACCCGCCGCGCCGGGTTCCGCCGGCGGCACTGACGGCCGATTGCCCAAACCTCCCTGATGCGCGAGACGGAAAACTGTCGACGATCCTGGAAAACAGCATCGATCGTGCGCAGCTTTATTATGACTGCCAGGCGCGGCATAAAGATCTGTCAGATTGGGCGAATGCTCAGAAAGAAAAACCGAAGAAGTAAGCAAGATCAATCGAAGTGAATCAGGCCGCTGCGGAGACGTTGCGGCTTTTTTATTTTGGAGCCTGACACATGAGCAATACAGCAACCTCCGCGCGTAATGTCGACAACCCGGCACAGGCCAGCGCAACAGGAACGGCATCCAGCATCGGACCAATTACAGTCAAGGGGCGATACCGCATGCTTGTTTCTGGTGCCGATGTCTTTTACCGGATTGCGGCATTGAAAGATGATGCTGAAACCGTAGCAGCCAGCGGATCGAAACGCGGCATCACGGTGTGGAACAACAATTCCGATGAGCTGTTCGTAAGTAACGGCGATTACGTAGGAATTATCACCGCAGGCGTCACGTCAACCGTGCGGCTTGATTACCTCGGTGATTATTAAGGGGCACATATGCTGAATATACTTGGCACGCTAAGGGACCAACAAGTTACCCGGATTACAAGCGGCAGATTGACGGATATTGACGGAAATCCGCTTGATCCTTACGAATTTGCTTGGGCTGACTTTATTACCAAAGTATCTACTGATTTCACTGGTGTTACGATAAGAATAACAGACATACACCAAGATTCACGCGGTGCTGGGGGAATTCTGGTTACTGGTGGAACGTCTTGGACCCTCGAAAGTCCGCAGATTTATTATTCTTCATTCGCTAGCGCTCCAAATCCGTCATCTTATCCTGGGTGGAGGATCACAGGCCCGTGGGCTGGATTGGGAAGCCCGGTTCTATACAGCAACGGCACGCTGTGGCGTTATCAAACGCACACGCCAATACTTATGGGGCATATCTATAACGTTACCAAATCCTCTAACAAAGACACTGCTCAGGTTATGCTGCAGGTAGCAATACCTATAAATAACGGCAAATCTTTATTGCAAGTCGGTGACAGGATAGCTATCGATTTCGCGATGGCAAAAACAGGAACAACTGATAAGTTAAACCGTGAATATAGGCTAGGAACCCTTGGTACCACAAGCGACACGCTTATTCTTGATGGATCAGATGTAGTAACAACAAGCTCCGCGGCAAACGTTGGGTGGGATGAGCGCCCCGTGTGGGTGATCGAGGACTCTACGTACATCAAAAAAACTGGGCCTATTGGTTCTGTTTTATGGCAGGGCATTTCTGCAACCACTAGAGCATCCCAGGTTGCTATATCTAATCTTGATTCGGCGATTAATTATCTGTCTGTATGCATGAAGCTTGTTGATGGGGCTGCTGATGGAATCGCGGATACACAGAAAATAGAGAGTTGCGCGATCTATTTCATTCATGCGGCGGCCTAATACTATGTCCGGTAACTATAGCGCGCGATCAAACTTCAAAATTCGTTCACGTAACGAAAACATAGAGACTATTTTCAAAACAAATTTTGCTGGGGTAACAATATCAAGCCCAAATAATTTCCACGGGCTGGATAATCCGGCAAGCCTGATTTTTATAGCCAATGGGGGTACGGTTCCGAATGACCGGAATTTTGTTTGTGATCTGCCAATTACAGGCACGGATACTGAGACAGGTTACGGCCCTCCAACCGGTTCGCCGATGTACGCCACCACTCTTTACGGCGTGTACTTGATAGATTATTACAATGGTTTCCCGACAAGTGACATGTCCGGCGTACAGTCATCTTGTCAAATATCTCTTAAAGATGTGGTTATTGAAGGGGTAAATACAAAAGCACTCAGTTTCAAATTGCTTGCTGTAAATAACTCAGTCTATACCGCTCCCTCATCATTGGTTGGATACCGGCAACAGGTATGGTTTAATCTTAACCGCAACCTTATGCTATCTTCTGACTTTGCTCAAATAGGGTTTAATTGTTTTTTCTGGGTTAATGATCTTACTGGCAAATACGATACTGACAATAGACGTACCACGATTTTCGATACAAAAAATGCTTACATTACATCGAATGATGGAAGATTACGGCACATTGTGACAATAATCAGTGCGGATAGTGTGGATGCCGCTGAATTTGGGGTCCCAGTTGGAACTCCAGGCTGGGAGGTTATTATAGATAGCAATGCTGGTGGCGCTGGTATTCTCGAAGAATACATAAGATACAAGAACTATACAGTACCTGTACCAACTGGTGAATTCTTTGAATTTGACGTGTTCTTCAAAAAAAGTGCATCCTACAGCGATCTTGAAACCGGCAGGTATACGGTAAAAATTAGAACGGCATATGCATTAACGTGGCAAATTGTAGCTGACTTATATTCTACTACCGTTGCCGCTTATGAAGTATCCCACCCTAATAAGTGCCTATTCCCGTTGGCTGGCGCACCGCATCCGCAACGCAATATACATCATAGTGACCGCACACCAGGCGCTGCTGATGACGATTTATTAAACCGTATATTCGTTGGTCAATATTCAAAAAGACTGAACACAGATTTCGAGGTGATGATCGCAAAACCTGCGTTTTATTCTGGTGCTATGGATTTGTAACTAATAAATGGAAATGGAATGCTCATTTGATAATTATTCTATTGCGAATGCTGACCAAAAAGCTGACCAAACTATGCTAAAAAGTGACCATTTATGCTTAAATATGGACACTTTTTTAGTTTTAACTTGTTGATATTAATACATTAAATGGTGGAGGCGGCGGGAATTGAACCCGCTTTCACTGTTTATATATAACTGTTTCATATTGATATTTTTATTCATGTTGGCCAAATGTTGACTATCAATGATTTTCTGTAAAGCTGTAGAAGTATCGGGAATTGAACCGCCGTCCGAAGCCCGGTATTTAACCGTTCTTTTCTCCGAACATTTCCAAAGCCTTCATTCCCTGCTTTTCATTGCTGACAATCCATCGTGCGTATGTCCGCGCGGTGATCAGTACGTCGCAATGCCCCATTTGATTAGATACCCAAGCCAGATTCTCCCCGGCCGATAGCATCATTGATGCGTAGGTGTGGCGTGTTTGGTAGGGGTTGCGATATCTCACGCCTGCTTTTTTCAGCAGCGGCACCCACAATGTTTTTCTAATCGCTTGATCGCCTTTCCACGGTTCGCCGGTGCGAGGGTTGTGGAATATTTTATTGCCGTGCAGCAGGGTGTGTTTTTTCTGATCGATCAGCGCCTGTTCGACCGGCGGTAGTATGTCGATTTCCCTAGTTCCGGTTTTTGTTTTTGTGGTCTCATCAGATTCTGCGTGCTGCGTTACGGCCTTATTCACGCATATCTTTTTCCGCTGCCAGTCGATGTCGGTCCATTCCAGCGCGATCAGTTCGCTGGTGCGCATTCCAGTCCAAAAAAATGTGATGACCTGATTACGCGCCTGCCCGGTTGCGGCGTTGATGATTGCCTGCTGTTCTTCTCTATTAAACGGATCGATGTGATAAGTTTTCTGCGGCGCTTCGTTGCGTTTGTACGTCCAGCTGAATAGCGGATTCGATTGAATCAGATCATCATGCTGCGCGTCTTGCAGTGCTGCGCGGAGCGGGCTTAGGATGTTTGCGATGCGTTTATTCGAGCAATCCACCGTAGCGATCCATTGCCGGATGTCGTTACGGGTGAGCATGTGCAGCAGCGTGGCTCCGAAGCGCGGCACGATGATATTCAGCAATGTCTTGGTGTAGTCTTTGTGCGTGCTGGCTTTCAGCACAGGCCGTTTATTTTCCAGCCACTCGGTGAGGTAAGTTTTTACGGTGTATTGCGATGGCGCGAACTTGTGCGCGTTTTTTGATTTCGGGAATGTGTACGCGTAGTCGAACGTTCCGGCTTCGATCGCGTTGAGAATCGCCGCGCGATGCAGCGAGGCTTTTTTCAGGTTAGCGGGGGAGGGCTTGAGTGCGAGACGTTCCCGGCAGCGCTGGCCGTTATAGTAGAAATCGATTTCAATTGATGATTCGCTGGATTCGCGCACGCCTGGGTACTTTCCGCCCATTTCTCGTAACCTTCAATGTTGATTAAAATTCTTCCGTCAGGGGCTTTAATATACTCTTTACCAAGTTTCCAGTCACCGCGCGAGATTTTTGAATAAACGGCGTTTTCTGAATATCCTGTATCAGCGCAGAATTTTTTTATGGTGACGTAGTTGGTCATTTGCTATTTATTTCCAGCAGATCCGAATCGTTATTCATTGATATGAAGAAATTGCTTAAGTCATGTTCATTAATAGAATAATCAAGCCACTTGCTATTTCCATTGCATGAAACAGTGATTGTCTTCAGGCCAATAAAAAACTCTTTCGGAATAACTAAGATATTACTTATATTCCTATTTACATCGAAACAGAAACAGCATAGAAAATCACAGAATAAGGTCTGTTTTTTTAGAGAAAAAGCCCATGATTTGTTTTCGTATCTTTTCAGCTTCTTCTGAGGCATTGAGCTTTTAACATCTACCTTATAACCATCCACAGTAAAATCGTATTTGTACTGCCATCTAATATCATTCATTGCCACAGCATTTGGAACAATTCTTTTGAACTCAGATTCAGCCATTGCTGATAATTTATCTCTATCAGACCCATAACGGAGTTTATCGCCAATCACGGGCACGCCTTGTTTCTTTAGGCGTGAATAAAGCGTGTTCCAGCTGATACCAATGTCAGCTGCTGCTAACTTTAGATTCTTGTACTTGTCGTATGCTAATTGTTCTGGTGTCATTGTTTACTCCTAAAACGGGATGTCCGGATCATCCATATCATCAAACCCGCCATCATTACCGCCGCTTGCGCCAGCTTTTGCAGGTGTGGAATTGCTTTCAGACTGTTGGTCATTCTGTTTGCTGCCAAGCATTTTTAAATCGGTTGCAATAATGTTTGTGGTGTAGCGTTCAACGCCTTGTTTGTCAGTCCATTTGTCTGTTTTCAAACGGCCTTCGATATAAACAGATCGGCCTTTCTTTAGATATTCACCGGCAATTTCTGCAAGCTTGCGGTATATAACAATGTGATGCCACTCTGTTTTTTCTTTCTTATCGCCGTTTTTGTCTTTCCAGGTGTCGGTCGTGGCTATTGAAATTTTTGCCACCGCTGTACCGTCTGGCAGGTATCGCATGTCAGGGTCATTGCCTAAGTTGCCGATGAGTGTTACGCGGTTAAGAGATGCCATTTTTATTCACCTGTATTTGTCAATGTAGGGAATTTAATTATTTGACTTGGCTTGCATTTTTGATGTTTTTTCCTTGGCTTCTTAAACACAAGTCTTGTGAAATTATTCAGCAATATAATCTCTGAATCTGATAGTGGCTTGAGGAAGTCTTTTAATTCCTGGTGCCACTTCTGCAATTCAATTGCTTTTCTGCGCTCGGGGTCGATGAACTTGGTGCTTGTTTGGATTACGTTTGATGATGAGTCTGATTTATCCCGTTTTGATGGGATATTGCTTTGCGTTGGCATGATTAAACTCCAACCACAGGAACATGCTTCCATGTGCGGCCTTTAATCACACTAATTATTGTTGCTTTTGTTACAGAATATCTTTTTGCGAGCTCCCCATAAGATTCATTCTGTAACCTTGCAATCCTAATATCTTTAACATCATTCTCAGTTAATTTAGCTGTCCATAAACCTTGTCCACGAACGTTTCTTCCTTTTTCCATCATGTCCGAATAATTATCAGCATGAGTTCCTATTTTCAGGTGTTTGGGATTGATGCACAGGGGATTATCACAGGTATGCATAACTACCATACCTTGCGGTATGGCTCCTTTAAACAATCGATATGCTATGCGATGCGCCCTAACTCTACGCTGACCAGCTGTAGATAGTAGAGCGTACCCAAATTTATCAGGTTTGCCATCTAAAGGGAAAATGCAGGTATCTGGAAAGAAAGATAAACTATGAGATTGTGTCATGATTTGTGCTCCACAGTTCGTTATATGAACCGCCCCTTGCTTCCAAACAAGGTGGGCGGAACCGAACGGGTTGGAAGACCGGTGGAGCACCGGCGAGCCTTGCGGCTCCCCGCCCAGTCCACCCATAAACTACGAGCACACTTAGGCAACAAAAAAGCCGCACAACACAACGTCTGCGGCATATCGCCGCTCCAACTCAGGCTTCCAAACCCGATCACTGATTTTGCAGTGATAAGTAAAGAATAATCCCTAATTGTTTGTGATGTCAAGTTCATTGTTTATTTCACACACTGAGCCGCAGCAGCTTCCTGCACCCTCTTAACCTGCGCCTGACTGTCACGCTCGCCCATCCATCCCAGCAGCATCACAAGTAAAACAATGCCAATAACGGACCGTCCGGATACGCTGTGATTGCGTTGCGCACGGTAGTTCTTTATATCGAATGGGATCATGAGAAATCCTTTATAAAAAGACTAAATATTGCGATCAGGAACAGCACGAATTGTTGAGCAATAAATAACGTTGCTGCGATCATTGGTGACTGTTTTCCTATATCTCTGATAAGAGCGAATATCATGGGAACCGTGACAAGCACCAGTGAAGCAACAGAATAATTCACGTTGCCTCCTCGATGCGTTGCATCAGTTTGATGGCGGCTCTTGTGATATTGCCGCATCCTGCCGGACCGGCTAGGCCGATGAGTTTGAGTTTGTTTATCATCATCGGCCTCTTGTTATGGTTTTCCGAAGTAGAGAGGTGCGCCGGTTTCTGCTTTGATCTTGTCGATCATGGTTTTTGTTGCGTCTTCAATTTTCTTGTCCGGGCGGATTAATTCGTACCAGAACTTGAGTACACCTTGATTGACTCTGTAGCGCAGGCGTGCATCTATTCGATAGGCGTCTCCGTTCCAGAAAACGGGAATTCCAATCGCGATTTTTTCAAACATCTGCATTTTTTGCAGTGTCTGAGCGTCATCGTCTTCCACCAGGTTAAATTGCACGCCACCGTTCTGCAGCCGGATTAATGATTTGAAACGTTTGTCTTGGTTTGCTTCAAACTCTGTTGCCATTCTCAGCAAATCTATGCCGGACGGCATGCCAGCAACTGTCGCGATGTCTTCAAGGTTTTCTTCGATGAATGCTGCAAATTCTGCTTGTGTATGTTGCTGCTTATTTCCGCCGGACCATCGTTTCCATTCTTCAGAGAAAACTGGCGTATATAGTGCGATGTGATCGCGCCACTGCTGGCCGTCTTGAGTTCCTTGGTGATCGTTGATGATGCAAGAAAAATCGATTTTCGATGCACGGTAATCAGCCTGGCAATAAATCGTTGTATGATTCTCTACCTTGTGGCGATTGATGTATTCGATAAAACTGACCTGCTCATCAAGACGAACGGTTCCTTTTTTGCGCGCTGGTACTGGTAGTAATTTCTCGTCATCATATTCCTTCAGATTCCATTCTGGCGGCAAAGCAACGCGCTTGATGTGTTTCTCGCTACCGATTTCAACCGGTGCGATTCTCGATGCAAGATCAATGATTTCTTGTGTCTCGCTGTTTTGTACGGTATCCATAATTAGCTATTTACCTCTAAAGTTTTCAATGGTTTTTGGGACTCTTCGACTACGGTTAGCGGTAGTTTTTTCTGGTTCGGATGATCAACCTGCAGGCCGCCTTCTTCAGTGGCGAACAATACGGTTTCCATCGGATCATCCGCAGGCATGTGTGCCTTGAATTTCCCGGTGATGTGCATCGCGCCGCTTTTCACGATCTTTTTGATGCTGATCGTCATTTCAATCTTTCCGGTCTTGCCGGATTCGTTGACTTTTTTAACCAGTTCCTGAAATTTGTCGCTTGCGGAGCTGATGAAAAATCCGTTGCCGATGTGATGCATCGTGTCTGTAATTGGTTTGGTCATGTGTTTCTCCTTTTGTCGTGGGTAAAATTTCAACCAATAATCTCACCGGCAGGTATCCGGCTGGGCGGGATGAAGACGATGAGTTTTTCCGTTTTGCAGCCAAGGTTGCGCAGTGCTTTTGTGATTGACGGGATTGCATATCGTGCCGCGTCGCGGTCTTGGTCTAAATCTAAGAGCCTCAGAACGTCTTCGATCGTGAGTAATATTTGCGTGGTGCTGACATACTCTCGCAGCTTGTTTTCATAGTGTTCTGCTGCCTGCTGAATCATTAGCGCTGATTGTTCGGACATCATGTCAGGGTCGCCGTATTCATCCATCGGACGTTCTGCCGATAGTTGGTCTGCTGTGGTTTCGGTCATGATCGCTCCCAGTTGGTTGTTTAACTACGCCGGGCTGTCCCGGCGCGTTCTCGGATCGATTAGTTGCAGGATGCTGCAACAGCGACGTATCCACCGGCCGTTTTTTGAGGCTCAAGCACGTTGCCGTTATTGATCATGACCAGAATAGGGTGCGCGGATGCGATTTCTGTGATGGCGTCCTCGCAGTCGCTTTTTTTAGCGTATTCCTTCGGGTTAACGATTGGGGCTGAGAACGGTTCGTTGACCGTTCCAGGGTACACCGCCATGACGCCGGTCATTGTGTATTTTTCAGCAGCCAGAACCGGCGATGAAACGAACAGAAGCGCAAAAACCAGCAACGCAAAAACAATAGCAATTTTCTTCATTTGAAATCTCCAAAAGTGGTTTTTAAATAAGTTTTAATCGTGAAAATCATTTGTATAGTTATGTTTTTGACATGATTAACCTCCCGTAATGGATGGCATTGGCTCTTTTTGTGATTCGTCTTCTTGTGCTGTATTCTTCTCATCCTGATTAGTATTTACTAAGGGGTGAGCCCGTGAACGAATCTGAGCGACATATGATTCTGCAAGAGCTTTATCGAATTCAGAGTGAGCTCGGTGAAGCAGAGACAAAACTTGCTGATTTGCAGACAGAACTGCTGCCTGTAAAAGGGTATTCAAGTGCTCTTCATTATCTTGGTCATCTGCGGCGGTCGTTAGATACTCTTGTGCTAGCAGTCTCACGGAAAAAGTAACCTGTATCCCCATGTGCTTGTAGGTCATCGAAAATTCAGGCTCTCTGTTGTATTCCGTTTTCATGATTCGATCCTGACTTAAGCAAGTTTTGGCATTGCAACATTGCCGTTTGTTGAATCGATGCGGCTGATAATGTTGAAAACACTTTCAGCGTTCCAGTGTTGGAAAGATTCCACCGCAATCCGCTTTGCGGCGTTCGCATTCATCACGAGCTTTGAATTTCTGCCGCGTGTCCATCTGAAAAAGAAGTTGACTGAATAACGGGTATTCCGCGCGTCGAATTCTTCAATCGCCTCGCGTGCGGTTTTGTAACCGAGCGCTCGTGCAATGTCTTCCGCGTTAAACCATGCGGCGCCGTTTTTGTCTTTGAAGTAACCAATCCCATTGCTTGTATTCATTTCTCATCTCCCTTTCAGTATTCATTCTTTTCAACATCCACCTGCGCTTACGACTTATGGTGTTTTGTTGATGTGATAAGATTACAAGAATGACTTGTAACAAGTCAAGTAAAACTTGTAATCCGTGCTATTATTTTTTATGAAGTGGAGAAATGGATTGCTGGGGTATGTGGGTAAAACGAAATAAAACGGGCATGAGTTCCCGTTTAACGAAACCGATGCTGAGTTTTCCGGGACGGCAAGGCGATGGGGAAATGGCAATAAAAACCCGCCGGGGCGGGTTAAATAAATAGAAAACTGCTAATAATTAATAAATTTGAGTATAAGTTGATGCGATTTTACTAGTTGTTTATAAACTATTGCGGGTATCTATATTTGCTATTGGGTCCTACAGAATTGTCTGGATTTTCTTCTAAAACAGGTTTTGTTAAAGGTGGGAGAGTTTCGGAATTATCTTTTTGCTTCACCTCTTTTTCAGGGAAATTGGTTGTTTCAGACTGTCCGTCTATCTCTTCTGGAATGCGTTCAGATATTGACGTATCAATCTGTTCATTGATTGGCAAGCCAAATGGCGGGGTAGATTGAGAAAAAGCCGCTGAACTCGTTATATAAATAGACCCATAAATTAAAGCTGCTAGTAAGCCATTAATAGAGATACACATATGAGTACTCCCACTGTAAAGAAGTAGTTCACAATACCATTTTTTAAACCGAAAGTCTGTTCTGATTGCCACATTTCAAACAATAAAAACCCGCCGAAGCGGGTTTGGTGGTTGGTGTCGCTGTTAGTTATTGTCAGTCGGTCTGCGCCGCTATCTGTCAAAGATTAATTTCCCGTTACTTCTCTAAAGATCATAAGTGGAGTTATGCCGTAAGAATCTGGGTCTCTTCCAAATCTTGGTCTAACCGATATTGAGTAATCTGCTAAGGTTTTTTGAAAAATCGGCAAAAAAGGATAGTTAATATTTACATTATCTATATCGGGTAGAGCATCCAGAATACCTAGAATTTCCCATTCACCCGCAATGTAAAATCCATGTTTTAATAAAAGATCGTCTGGAGACAACGACAAACCATCAGTATAGAGCGTTGACCAAGTTGAGAATCCTGTTCCGACAAGACGAGCCTGGATGGAACTAGGGAGGGCTGTAATTAATTCTAAAGTCTCTTGCGCATCTCCTTTGGCTGTCTTTTGATTATGTGCGGATTTGATAAAAGCATCTATAAATCTTTGCTTTGAAGTGGTCTTTTGCAATACTTTTTGAAAAAAACCTATATCAAACATAAATAACTTACCCGATAAAAATACAAATTGACCAATATTTGATTGGCATATATCTTTGTTTAATAAGTTTTTTTGTGTTAAATAATCCAGAAAAGATAAAGAGTTTTGCCAAAGTGGATCATACGTTCTTGATAACTCTTCCTTATTGGTTTCGCTATTTTGATGTGTTTTTTCAGAATCGCCCTGCGCAACTGCAGGTAGTTTTGCTGTGAGTTTTTTGGTTGCAGATGCGCTGCGGATTTGGGAGTTTGAGCCTAGATTTGTGGTGCTCTGCAATAATCCATTTGGATCAAATTGAGATAAAAAAGAATTTATCCGATTAATATCGTGATAAAGGAAATCATATACGGAATTTTTTTCCGGGAGGTCTAACTCCTCCATGGATTCTGGTTCGTGTTCGTTCTGCATTTTCCTGAAACTTTTCCTGTTCTTTTAAAATTTGTTCTTGAGTCAACTCAATAGATTCATTAATCTCATTAAAATCAATGAGATTCTTTTGATTTTTTCTTGTGAAAAAGGATTTGAACATTTTCATAATAATAGGACAGGCAATTCATTATCGACTAATTATTGAGATTGTTCAATTTATTCCCGGTTCATTTATTGCGAAGTTTAAACCCCATCAACCCCAATCCCGCCAGCAACATCGCGTAGGTTGATGGTTCCGGGACGGGGGAAATTTCTGGTGTGGTTAGTAGAAATGCTTGCGAATGTCCATGTAACGATCCGTAACCTACGATCTGGCCTTTGTTGTTGATGGATAAAGGATTAAGTTGAGTCCATCCAGCGGCGACAACTGGCGCAAGTAAGCTAAGATCGGTCATTCCCGTGCCATTGATCCCGGTGAGAAATGCGTGGACAATGCCTTCAGTGGTAGTTGATACTCCGACTACTTGTCCGTAATTATTAATAGATTTGGCAGCGCTGTAATCTCCTCCTAAGGTTCCTAGATCAATCATTCCTGTGCCATTAGGCCCGGTAATGAAGGCATGGGTATCATTTTCAGCAGTATAGGATGATCCTGTCACTCGTCCGGAATCATTAATGCTCAAAGCTTCGCTATTTGTTCCGCCAAGAGTTCCTAGATCAGATATTCCTGCGCCATTAGGGCCTGTCATGAAGGCGTGGATGGAACCACTTCCTCCGACAGAGGATGTTCCAATTACTTGACCGGAATTATTTATGTCATACGCATAAGTTTCTGGCCCACCAAGTGTACCAAGTTTGGTTATACCAATACCATTGTATCCGGTAATGAAAGCATATGATTCATAATACTCAAGACCTTCGCAGCCGGGACATGGATAACGGTAGCCGTTGGCGGTAATGACCCAACCCGCCACTTGCCCTGGGTCGTTTATTGATTGGGCGCTCATCATTAATGCATCATCTGGGTATGGCAAGCTGGTCATGCCGATGCCGTTGGCTCCAGTTATAAACGCATGATGGGTTCTGTCAGCAGCGGAAGATTCTCCTACAACTTGCCCTGAATTGTTGATTCCTCTGGCGGCGCTACCGCCAATTCCGCTCAGAGTGCCTAAGTCAGTCAATCCTGTGCTGTCAGGATAGGAAATGAAAGCGTGATTAGTGGTGATAAATGAGTAAGTGATAGAAATAGTAGATGCGCCTACTGCTACTCCGGAATCGTTGATAGCGGAAGCAAAAGCATAGGGATAGCTTGCATTTAAAGTGCCTAGACTCTTAATTGTCCACGTCGCATTGGCCATTGCGGATGTTGTGATAAGTAGTGCTGCGGTTGCGTTTAGGATTGTTTTTTTCATGATTTTCCCATTTTTTTATTTATTCTTACGCCATCCAGGCGGTGGCGTTGGTGGTTTTGAGCTATCGGTATCCGCGATCTCTAAGGCATCCGGCCTTGTAGTCTCCGATTACCAAAAAATTCCCAGTCATGCCCATTTGATGGGCGTATTGCACGCCTTCAAGATTGCACTCCCTTTCATCTTTCGCGGCTTGTTGTTCTGTTACGCCTGGTTTTGTGAGGATTGGTCCGGCACAGCCGGTTAGTAGTGAAGCGATAATTAGGGCAGATATTATTTTTCTCATATCTATCCTATCTTGCATTTGCATTGATGATCGGTGCACCATTCACTGAGCTTCTCTACATTATTCTTTGTTCCCGTTTCCATTTCCTGATGCTGAGTCGTCTCGAATTCCTGAAGGATTCTTGGTGAGCATATCAACCCTCTCTAAATCCTCGACACCTAGATGCTCGAGCCTGCCAATGATGTTCAGTATTAATGATGCTCGTTTATTAGTTATTTTCTTGTTAGGTCTTATTTTCGTTACTTTGTACTCACCGGCCGAGTGCTGGTTTGTTTTTAACTGATCTCCGTAGAGCAATTCCCAAGGTGTTACACCTAAAAATTCTGCGATTCTTTCAATGCGCGTTCCTCTGGGTTTTGTTTTTCCTGCTAACCATTGCTGCACGGATTGTGGCTCTAAACCTACATAATCGGCAAGTTCAGACTGATTGCCGCCGTTTTTGGCGTCAAGTAAACGTTTTAATCTGTCCTTAAATTCTTCCATTTTTGAATCATACAAGCATACCTTGTATGATTCACTGCAAGAATTTCTTGTAATATTATTCTTCATATTGTAAGATTAACTTGTAATTAATTAATTATTTGTATCCAATGAATGCTGTTGATGAAAAGTTAATGATGAAACAAGCGCTTGATGAGGCAATTACTTTGGCCGGCAATCAAACTGCTTTAGCAAAACTTGTCGGAGTTAAACCGCAGGCTGTGCAGCAATGGGTAAAGCAAGGTTGTGTTTCACGGCGCAGCGCTAAGGCGGTTGCAAGTAAGACGGGTGTTTCATTGGAACGCCTTTAATTTTTGTTGTGAAGCCAGTCGCGCCAGTTCGGCTAAAAGCGGTGCTATGCCGGTGAACCGGATCTGTAAATGATGAGCCACTAACTGTCCGGCCGCTCGCTGAATCTCTTCAGTTCTTGTTCGCGGGTGGCCGGGGTTTTTTGAATGGTTTTTATATCTCGCTCCACATGGCGGGATATTTGGGCGTGAGCCTTGGAGCCCTGCCACGGTTTTCTTCCTTTGACGTGGCAGGGTGTTCCAGAAGTGCGCAGTTAGCACGATACGGCTTTGACAACGGATTGTCAGCGGCGAATTTTTGAGGAGTGCGACATGTGTTTATTTGATGCGATTTATGCGGAGGTGCACGCTCACAAGGGCGGGTGTTCAGCGATTGCTGAGCGGATGCGCGGCATGGGTTTTCCGAACATGACCGGCGATGTTTTGCAGAAGAAGGTCAGCACGACTTGTGACACGCATCATTTGCGAGTGGATGAGTTGTTGGTGTTGATGGAGATCCTCAACACGGACCGCATCGCGGTGGAAATTGCGCGGCTGCGGTTTATGTTGTGCATTCCGATGGCGCAGTTTTCCGGCGTTTCTGATCAGGAGTTGCTCGATCTGGTTTTCCGCTCCGAGCATGAGCGCGGGCAGTGGGCTGAGGCGTGCCGGGATGCGTTGCAGGATGGGCGCATCGATCTGCGCGAGATTGAGCGTATCGAAAAAGAATATCTGGATTACGCGGCCGCCGATGCTGAGTTGATCGCGCGGCTTAAATCGATGGTTAACCCGGCTGAGATGAATAGGGGGAGATGAGATGGCTGGCCCATTATTTAACAACAATGATCTCACGCGCGGCAATTCGCGGAATATTGCCAATTTGCTGACTCGTCATGCAGAGCTCGATATGCCGGAACAAAGGCTGATGCTGGCGGTGATTCTGAATGCGATTTCCGATCTGATGGATAAGACACCGAGCAATAAATACTGGCGCACCATGTCATACGATTTTTTTACCCGCGGCACGCATGTTTTCTTCTGCGATATGTGCGGGCTGAATCCGGATTGGGTAGTTGAGATTTTGCGGGATCATGCTGGGTTGATCGTCGGTAAGAATGGGGCTGCTGGTGAATGAGCTGGCTCTTTTCGCGGGCGCTGGTGGCGGAATACTCGGGGGGAAGTTGCTCGGGTGGCGAACAGTCTGTGCAGTTGAACGTGATGCCTACGCCGCACAAGTTCTCGCGCAACGGCAAAACGATGGAATTCTCGAACCTTTCCCGATTTGGTCTGACGTATGCAGTTTTGACGGAAAGCCGTGGAACGGAATTGTTGACGTCGTTTCTGGCGGATTTCCGTGCCAAGACATCAGCGTTGCCGGGAAAGGCGCAGGAATCGACGGAGAAAAATCCGGATTGTGGAAGCACATGGCGCGCATTATCGATGATGTTCGACCGCGGTTCGTGTTCCTGGAAAATTCACCACTCCTTGTTTCCAGAGGACTTGTCAGAATCCTTGGTGACCTTGCCGTCATGGGGTTCGATGCGAGATGGGGAATTATGGGAGCGATCGACGCCGGGTTTCATCACAACCGGAAACGTTTCTGGCTTGTTGCCTACACCGACGGCAACGGATCACAAAGGGTCGACGCCATACCAAGTACAGAGGCGCGCGAATCATGCGCATCGCAATGGACTGACATTGCGCGAGTTCTTGGCGAAATACAGCAATGCGGAGAAAACTGTATACCCGAATCCTGGATTCTTGGAAGAGGTAATGGCATGGCCGCAAGGGTGGACAGAACTGTCGCCATTGGAAACGGGCAAGTACCGGCAGTGGCTGCAATGGCATTCAACCTCCTGCGATGTGAATCTTAAATGAAAAAATCACCGCCCATCGATTTCCATGCAATAGCAGCCGCAGCATTAATCCATGCGCGCCGGTTGCTGGTGGAGTGGTTGCCGGGTGGTGAGTGGTCGGGTGATGAGTATAAGCCGCGCAATCCTACGCGCGATGACCGCCGGCCTGGGTCTTTTGTTATCAGTGCGAAAACCGGCAAGTGGATCGATAACGCTACCAGTGATTCCGGCGGTGATCTGATTTCTCTGTATGCGTACATCCGGTTTTGCGATCAGAAGCAGGCGGCGTTGGATGTTGCTGCGATGGTTGGTGTTGATGTCGAGGATTCCGGTCAGCACCTCAAATCTGGTCGAAAAAATAAACATGAGAAACCGGTAGAGAAGCATCTCGAATTGGTCGAGTCGGTCGAGAAACATAAAAAATCCCCGTGGGTTGCGATTATGCCGGTGCCGGATGATGCGCCGGTTCCGCCGGTGGCACATTACGTGCGCGGGAAGCCGGAAAAGATTTTTACGTACCGCGCGGCGGATGGACGGGTGAATGGGTATGTTTACCGGTTTGTGACTTCGGACGGCGGCAAAGAGACGCTGCCGGTTTGTTATTGCCGCAATAATGATGACGGCAAGCTGGATTGGCGATGGATGGCGTTTTCTGATAACGCGCGGCCTTTGTACGGGCTTGACCGGCTTGCGGCGTGTGCCGATTTGCCGGTGTTGCTGGTTGAGGGTGAGAAGTGCTCGGATGCTGGTTTTGAGCTGCTGGAAGATCATTATGCTGTTGTGACTTGGCCGGGTGGTACGAAGGCTGTGCACAAGGCAGATTGGCGTCCGTTGATTGGCCGAAAGGTTTTTGCCTGGGCGGATTGCGATTCGAAGCGGCGCAAGCTGACTAAAGAGGAAAAGGCGGCTGGCGTTGATCCGGAATCCGTTCCACTACTACCGGAAGCCGATCAGCCCGGTATGCGCGCGATGCGCGATATTCACAAGATTTTGATTGAGCTGGATCCGGATGTTGATTTTCAGTTTGTCGATATTCCGAAGCCTGGCGATAAGCCGGATGGATGGGATATTGCGGATGCGATTTCTGAGGGTATTGATGCATTCGATCTGAGAGAAATTATAGGCAAAGTCAGAAAGCAACCGGATAAGCAGAAGCCAAAAGTTATTATCAATCGTTCAGATAACGGCTTGTTGTTGAATAAAGACTGCAAGATCGTTCCTTGTTTAGCGAATATTTACGATATTTTTCGCACCGATAAGCGCTGGGATGATGTTCTGGCGTTCAATGAGTTTTCTTACACGATCGAGAAGCGGAAAGCGCCGCCGTTTGACCTGGGTGTTGTGGGCGAATGGGAGGCGAACGACGATGTGCAGGCTTCGATGTGGCTCACGCGCGAGTATGGTTTTGCGCCTACGCCTGCGCAGGTGGCGGAGGCCGTCGAAGCGCTGGCGCGGGCGAATGGTTTCCATCCGGTGCGCGATTACTTGCATTCGCTGACGTGGGACGGTGTGCGGCGCGTTGATGATTGGATTTCGGATTATGTTGGTGCTGAGAAGTCGCCTTATGTGATGCGCGTTTCACGGTGGTTCCTGATGGGCATGGTGGCGCGCGTGATGCAGCCGGGTGTGAAGTTCGATTGCTGCCTGGTGCTTGAGGGTTCTCAGGGACGCGGTAAGTCGACGATGTTGCGCGTGCTGGGCGGTGAGTGGTTCGGTGATACGGACCTTGATCTGCAAAGCAAGGATGCGCTCGGGTCGATCCGCGGCAAGTGGCTTTATGAGTTTTCCGAGCTTGATTCAATCGCGCGGGCGGAAGCGACGAGGCAGAAGTCTTTTTTATCGCGGCAGGTGGACGAATACCGCCCGCCGTATGGACGCAGGGACATTCGCAGCCCGCGCCAGCTTGTGTTCAGTGGAAGCACCAACGTCAACTGGGGTTGGAACAAGGATGAGACCGGGGGGCGAAGGTTTTGGCCGATTGAGTGCCGGGCTGATATTGATTGCGATGGGTTGGAGAAAGCACGCGATCAGTTGTTTGCTGAGGCGTTTGAGCTTTACAGGCAGGGAAAGCGGTTCTGGCCTAATTCTGATGAGCAGAAGAAGATTTTTGATCCTGAGCAGATTAAGCGGCATCAGACGGATAGTTATGTCGAGATTCTGGCGGGATTTTTGGAACAGCAGGTGAGTGCTTTCAAGATGTCCGATGCTGTTGAGTATTTGAAGATCGATGCGGCAAGGTTGTCGCGCGATATTCAAACGCGCGTTGGGAAGGCGCTCATCATGCTTGGTTGCACGCGTATCGAAAAAAGGTCGAACGCTGTCAGGTTTTGGTATCAGCCGCCTGCGCCGGTTACTCCGGGCGCAAATGGGGGCGATGCTGACGGCGTTGAAGGGGGTGACGGTGGAATTCCGTTCTGAAATGTTCCATACCTTGCGTGAGGTATGGAACAAGTATGGAACCTGGAAAGGCGCATGGAGGCTTGTTCTTCCATACCTTCCATACCTTCCATACATGACACCTCCCGCGTACATACGGACAGGCGCGCACGTGTGTGCGTGTGCGCGCGTGTGTGGATATTTATTTTTCAGTATGGAAGGTATGGAGGTATGGAAGAAGGTTATGAATAAAGGCTCGGCAACTCCCATACTTGTTCCATACCTGATTATAGGTATGGAAGGTTGGTTTTTTTAGGGGTTTGCTCAATGGTTGATCCAGTCAAGGTTATATGTAGAACTGCGGATGAGACTAAAGCTATGTTTCCGAAAGTAACGGAGTTTGCTGATGCCATTCGTAAAGAGTTCGGAAACGGCGTGAAGCTGGTTTATGCGGAAGAGAACGGGCGGTGTGTCGGTACTCGGTCGGTTTCTGATCCGGATAGAACGGTGAAGTTGAGTGAGATTGAGTTGGATTGTGTTGCAGAGGTGAAAAGTGGCCGGCGCAAGTAGGGCTTTGCCGCGTCCGTTTTACGGAGATCCTGCAGATGTTGTGGAGCGTGCTCAGTTGTCTGCTCTCGGTTGCAGGGCTTGCCGGTCGCATGATGTGGTGTTGGGTAAGGTGGTGTGCTTGGATGGGCGGAATAGCCAGCAGCGCGGTGTGCCGCGTGTTGGGTTCCGGTGCCGGTGGTTTAACGATGAGTGAGGGGTGCGCGATGGGTGATTTGTATTCGTTTGATAAAGGCATGGTGCGGTCTCGGTTGGTGCGTTGGGGTGAGTGGAAGATGAAGAGCGGTGTTGCGCTTGGGTTTCCTAAGCAGGCGTCGTTCATGAATTTGAGCGGTGTGCGTGGTACTGAGGCTGTGAGTTTTTTGGATGAGGTTGATTCTGAGTGCGCGCAGACGAATGGAGCTGTTGAGTTGTTGCCGTTCGTGCATTTGGCGGTTGTGCGCGTTGAGTATGTTTTGGCGTACAAGGATACGGCTGTTAAGGCGCATTCATGCGGGATTTCGAAGCGTGCTTACTATAATTATTTGGAAGCTGCGCATGAGTTGGTGGCAAAGAATTTAAATTTGTTGTTGCATGACGTGCACGAATTTGATATAAATGCGTTAAATTGTTCAGAAGTGTGCCTAGCACATTGAGAACGTCAATCAAGCCAGCCTCGAGCTGGCTTTTTTTATGCATAAACGCCGGTACGATGACAACAGGGAATCATCCTCAAAGCGTGGTTATGGTTACCGGTGGCAGAAAGCACGTGAGGATTTTTTGCAGCATCATCCGTTTTGCGAGGATCACAAAAAACGCGGCTATGTTGTTGCTGCAACGGTTGTTGATCATATTGTTCCGCATCGCAGTGATGAGAAGTTGTTTTGGGATCGTAGTAACTGGCAGGCGCTTTGCGAGACTTGCCATGATAGCCACAAGCAACGGCTTGAGAAATCAGGGGCGATCTCAGGATGTGATGTTGATGGATTGCCGATCGATGGTAATCATCACTGGAACAACTGACCGGGGGCGGTTCAAATCTCTACAGCCTTTTAACACCTAGAC